AGCTCCTCTACCTGATAACGTAGTGGACAGGGATAAGAAAGAGGCAGAGTTAGAAGGACAGACCATAGAGTGCAACTGGCAGACCAAGTGCCAGAGTGCTAAACAGTTAATGAAACAACTTAACGAACAACCAGGAGACAAGTTCACTAAGGAACTGAAACAGCACTATGAGAAATCAGAATGGCAACTGACTCGATTCGATACGGGCGCATATTGGTTAGAGGTATTGTTTCCATGATCTGCGAATGTACAGAATATGAATGGTATGACTTAGGATGTGGACCAATGAAATTCCTGATCTGTGATTGCGAGGTAGATCTATGAAACGTAGGTGTAATATCTGCCTGCAGAACAAACAACACACGGAACATACCAGGTTCAACCATGAAGTGACGATCTGTATTTCATGCCAGGCAATCATGAAACGCATTAGCAATGATGAATCATTGGAACACACTTCCATAAACAAAACCTTTTAGACGCGTACTAGAAGAAAGGGACGAAAACATAGCATTACAGTCACTTTTGTTTGAAAGGACAGGGACAGGGAGAGGAGGTGGTGGGGTAGCAAGGGGTATAAGAAGCGAGTTTGGGGCGCTGGAAGGCGTTGCAGGGCCGTTATTTGGCGTTTCAGGGCCTAGTCAAACCCAAACTTGCCGTGTACTAGCTTCGTTACTTTCGTTTTTCCCTGGTTATCTGCAGCTTTTTGAATAACTGGGATCAACTTGGACGCTGCAGCCTGGATGTACCACGGTTGATCCTTTAATTCTTCAGTCATACTATGCAACAAAGACAATTGCGAGCCTTCCTCCGTGTTGCCGAGTTTCTTGGCAGCATTCCCCATAGCACCATTCCAAAAATCTATCGCTGCCTTTCTCGCTTGAGGGATCATGAACTCCTCGAAGTCCACCAGGGTCTGCTCTCGGATCTTACCAGTGATAACATCAAGGCTAGCTAACAGAGTCTCGTTTGATTCTTCAGACATCAACCAGGCTTCTATATTTTTCCTGGTGCGAATAGGAATCCACCAGGTGTAAATTACCAGGTATAATGCAAAACTCAAAAACCAGATCAAGAAAAACATTTGGTCTGTCATGCTAAAGGATCCTTTGGTTTACCAAAAAACAAATCCAAGATAAATTTACCTACAGGTTCCCCACCAATAAACGCCCTGAGTACATCTTCAGTTACACTTTCTTGTGGTACTTTTGGAACTAGATCCAGTAAATCTTCTGCTGAAAGATCAGTGAACTTTTCTCCTGCTTTTATGACAGCTGTTAAAATCTTCTGTACATCCTCAGCTGAGGCATACATTGAACCTAGTACAATTCCTGGTGGAATATTCAGATCAACAGTAGGTATTATTTCAGCTACAGAAATCATATTAGCTAACCAGTCAACTCTTTTATCAAATTTAGTTAGAACAACCCATACGACAGATAATATAATTGGAGCAACTATTGGAGCAATTGCCCTGGCTATCGCTTCCCAGGGTACATCATCATCCCTTTTCTTAAATCGTTTCCAGAGCTGTATAACTACAGGAATCAATGCCAGGGGCCAGAAACGTTTTACTTGATCCCTGAAATCTTGTGCTTGTTTTTCAAGGATAGGGTCTGGTGGTCCTATTGGATCATCACCAGTTAAAGTAGCCCAAGGATTGAATCCAGCAAAAGGACCTTCTGCTTCAATTACCATTAATCAAACTGCCTGATCCCTTCCAGGATAGCTACTGCCAGGAGCAAGAACCTAACCAGGAGCTGTTCCCAGTTGTAATCCTCGTATGGCATCAGTCCCTGTAAATTCTGCCAGTTACAGAAACCGTCCAGTTATTTGTATTAACTTCTTCCTGGTTTTCCAGGGTAACTTGTAAATCAGTATAGCTGGGAATTACAATTAAGAAAGGAGACTGGTCAGAGTATTGCGGATCAGGTATTCCCAAATGCGTAACTGTCTCTAAAACAGTAACTCCATTTAATTTAACTCTAAGGAGATATCTTTCGTTAGCAGTCATAGCGGTGAAAGCCTGAATGCTTGCCATCATGTAGTAATTACCTGTATGAGTATCTATCAATGCTTTTTCTGTATTATCAACCCCAACAGTTCCAGAATAAGCATAAGCAAACTCCCCTAATACTTCCAGCGATTCCGCTGGTCCTGTGAAGCTTCCGCCTACTGGATTACCTGCGCCGCCTAAGATAGCCATAAGGATCCTAAGCTGCGTACGTTATTGATACTGCGACGTCTACTGTTTCTGCCGTTGTGCAACTTACCGAGAAATCAATCTGGTTACCAGCTATGATATCAAAGATACCTGCAGAATTCTCAACTACAACGGGCATACCGTTGTTTCCGTCAAGTGGGCCTGCTGCTGCGTTAGACCAGGCTGGTCCTGCGAATATCTGTTGTACTGATACTCCATCACCTGCAAACTTGAAAACACTTACACCATCTGTGGCGCTAGTATGATCAGGTGAGCAACTCATTGAGATCCGTACGACTTTATTCATCCCTTCAGGGTTAGTTGTGGACTGGCTCGATCCTAGCAATTGCGAAATCGAGGCAAAGGTCCCAGCGGTCAAAGATGACCCTGCTAGCGTATACGTTCTTGTTTGTAGTCCTGCCATGTTTTATCTCCTTTTATTTTATATGATCCAATCAGATCCTCATATAGATTTTTGAGCCCCCAAGTTTAATTGATGGGAACCATTTTCGTGCTAATCCACCTGCAGCTGCAACAACAATTGCCGTGGTTAGTACTTGCTTACCTGAAGTACTAGTGATCAGGTCAATTGAATTAGTCGTTAATTCATTAAGAGCTTTTGTAACGTTACTTTCTGATAAAGCTTTGATAACACCAGGACTTTTCTTTCCGAATCCTGTGTCTAAGTAACTCGCCACACTAAGTCCAGCGGCTAGGCCGGTTACACTTGGATGGGGCATTGCGGGCCTTCTGTATCTTGCCATATTTTTTCTCCTTGGATTGCCAGTGGATCTTCTAGTGTAGGCGCGGCGAGCCGTTGTACGACGTTGCCCTTTTCTGGTTGAACGCTTACGTTTACGTGAGGTTGTATAAGATGCCTTACTGATGAGCTTACCATCTCTAAAATACATCGTTCTCCCATTTTTACCTTTCCTAGTGTATAGTCCCACTGGCATTACCAATTAATGTTAAATCAGTTATATAACTGTTTGCGCTAGAACAAATTGTTAAATAGTAAAACACGGTAAGATTCAAGATGAGCTTAGACAATAAGTTTAGTTTTGGTAGCATTCCCGTAATGCGGGAAGTGCCACCTGGCATGGAGGCCAAGTTCCGTTTTACGGGACCAGGCCAGATCGTAGAAACGGAACAGTATGGAGAGAAGCTTTCTTTTCCTATATCTCTTTCTTTCCACCCCTCCTATGATTCCCTAGCTCCTCTACCTGATAACGTAGTGGACAGGGATAAGAAAGAGGCAGAGTTAGAAGGACAGACCATAGAGTGCAACTGGCAGACCAAGTGCCAGAGTGCTAAACAGTTAATGAAACAACTTAACGAACAACCAGGAGACAAGTT